TCATGAAGATGGTACTACCATTTGGAGCTGCACAAACTTCGATAACAATTCCAGCCTCACGTGTACTACTACCAGGTAAGTTTGGGAATGAACCAGAAGTTGAATACATGATGCGTCTGAAGAGATCCGTAGAACTCTCTCAACAGGTGTGAGCAGATTGGTATTCATCATTGATTCTCCAGAGGATCTTGGTGCTCCATTAGAATTTCTTTACTACCTCTACCTTTTATCAAACGCCGGAGGCACTCCTTTGCCTCCACCAGTTAGACTTGCACTTTCAATTAAGCCGACGGCTGATTGGTTGGCTAAGACAGCATGGGCAATTGATGAACCACGTGGTCCAAAGAGATTTTCCGGAGCCATGACTACACCAGAGATACTGGCGTACGAACATTCAGCGCTTGGATCTACCAGAATAATTTAATTGCAATGCGTATTGCATATATCGGCATAATAATTAAAGCATATTCAGCGATGGTGGGCATGATGGACTACCGCGATAAACAATCAGAGGCATTTAGATGGGCCCATGCTATACTGAAACACCTGGAACATTCGACATCTCTTGAGAAGGTTTCTCAACTGGCGCATTTCTTGCTGAAGGTGGAACAGGACCAAACATCTTCTCATAGCAATCCATCAATCGTATGGACTCTAAGTCAGAGAAATCTTGTCGATGAATTAAATGAAGCATAATTTGATGAATAGATCTATCCGACATTGCTGAAGCACTTGCCTCCAGAAGTTTTAATTCGATTGCATCACAAACCCAAACAGATCGCTTCATTGATTTACCCCTCAATTGATACTCAAGTTTATCAATAACTACCTGTGGTAGAGATATTGAGATGTTTCTATTGTGCCCAACCGCGTTTAATCTTGCCATTATTCATCACCTTCTAACCAGAAATGTGTCAATGTATGGCTAACAAACCGATTGATGAATGCCTGAGTGGTTAAATTCTGTCTACGAACCCTTGCGCTGCAGATTTGGCACTTCAGTACTTCAACTAATTGACTCATAGAGTCAACTCACTGTTCGTTATTAATATATATTGCGTCAAAAATGTTTGATTTTGGCGTATTTACTAAAGAAATAGACTTAACGGAAGGAATCTTGATAGGTATTTTGATTGGAGAACTACGCCAGGAGCACTTAGGACATACAGACTGGACGGATCCTTCTGGGTATTCTGTTCGGCAAACTACATTTTTACAGTTGAAACACTTCATTAGTGGTACCCTGTGGAAAGTTAGTTATTAACTTATCTTTTTGATTAGTAAGTAAGATGTAATAGTGGTACTGCTCTGCTATACCCCTACTACTGTGACATAGGGTGAACAACCGTAGTTATAGTATAGTTAATAGAGTCAGTAGTGTAGGAAAGAAAGTAGGTAACCAATCTACACCAATGGAGAAATTCAAATGACTAAATCAATGACCGGCTCTTTTTACCTAACCGAATCTGTAATTTTACCAGGCACTTCTGCTAGTGGTAGTAGAGTTACAGGCACTGTCGATCTATCTGCATATGTTAATGTGCCAACTGGGCAAGCGATTGCAATTGAATCAGTTGACTTCGTTTACCAGGTAGGTACAGATTTTGGAACTGATGTCCGTTCATTCCTTGCTGGAAACGGCGCACTGAGTGTTCAAGTTGTTGACCAGAACCCTGGTGGGTTATTTGTACGTGCAGACAATCACTCTCTAGTTGCATCTGGTTCCCTAAACATCGATCAACTAAATTGTATTGCTACTCACACAGCTGACATTTACCCAGATAACTTCGGACCTGCTAACTTGTCTGAATCATTTTTGGTAGTCAACGATGGTCTTTTCGTAACTGTTGGAAATGACTTATCTGCTGTTTCTGGAGGAGATCTTGCTATAACAGCTAGAATTCGTGCAAGAGTTGTCAAACTATCGAGCAAGGATTGGATGGCAATTGCAATTCAGAGTACCGCTGACCAATGAGGTTGATTCCTCATGGTATGCGAAACGTGCAAACTTCTTCAGGAGTTGTTGGTTAGTGCTGGCGTCTCTACTGATATTGCTACACCGATTAGCCAATTGGCTGCCCCTCTTGAGAAGAAGGCAAAGCGGAAAGCTTCAGCTTACAGTATCAAGTACGGTAAAGCTTTCAAGCGAGTCGCTGGAAAATACAAACTCAAGTCCGGCGCCTGGGCAAAGAATGGATTCAAGCGAGCCCAGAAGGAAGCGCATAAAGTAGCTAAGAAGATGAGATGATATTATGGAGAACGAAGATACACGTACACTTACAATAGAAATACCGCAATGCTTCTTATCGAAGGCGGCATTAGATCCACTCTGGACTAACATAACTCTAGCTAGCGGCTGGCAAGTTGATCCCGCTATAGGCTTGGCTGCGTTCTGGACTGGAACCATTGATCTATCTGGTTATACCAGGGAAATGAAAACATTCTATCCAATGGCTGGAATAATTCAGCAAGGAGCATTTAATGCCGAACAAGGTGGAGAGGGTTCTATCCTTTACACCATTGTTTCTTCGATACCATTAGTTCCTCTTGAAGTAGCATTGGCTGTAGGTACCAGTTCAGGAATGGGATTGCTTTCACGAACCGGACAAAGTAATCAAAATTATGATACTGTATTATTTGCAGAATCAGAATTGTACGTTGAGAACGCAAACCTCACTCCAAATGCTTTTGGAATTCAACAACCTCTACTTAATCGTCAAACTGGATCATTATCTCCAACAGCTTCAGATACTTTGTACGTCATGAAGATGGTACTACCATTTGGAGCTGCACAAACTTCGATAACAATTCCAGCCTCACGTGTACTACTACCAGGTAAGTTTGGGAATGAACCAGAAGTTGAATACATGATGCGTCTGAAGAGATC